TCGGTGATGCAGACCCAAAAGTCATCCAGCAGGAAGCCTAAGCAGATTATTGGTTGAGTTGGCAATAGCCACACAAATACCAATGAGCGAATGGGTTGATTCAGACGACATTTTGACAGCGATAGAAGTATTGGAGCAAAGGTATGGCAAATGAAACAATCGCCTACAATAAAAAAGACCTGCGCGATATTTATAAAGCTTTTAAACTTATGGATGAACAAGCTACTGATGAAGCACGCCGTCAATCTGCTGCTCTGGCGTATTTTGCATCAGAGGAAATTAAGCAAGCAGCTAGAGGTCGAACAAAGGCTGGCGCAGTTGCGCAAAGAGTCGCGGATGGCGTTAGTATCTCTAAATCGAGCAAGATCGGTGAGTTCCGCTACGGTTTTGCCAGACAAAAGTTTTCAGGTGGTGCTACTACACAAACCCTTTGGGGTGGTGTTGAGTTTGGTTCAAATAAATTCAAACAGTTCCCTACATATTCTGGACGGCAAGGTCGTGGATCTCGCGGATGGTTCATTTATCCAACCCTTCGCAGAATTCAGCCTGAATTGATTAACAAGTGGGAAGAAAGTTTTACTCGCATTATTAAGGAATGGGTCTAATGGCAACCGGTAATCGCACATTAAAGTTATCAATCCTTGCCGATGTTGATGACTTAAAAAAGAAGTTAGGCGAAGCTGATAAAGCCGTTGAAACTAACTCAAGCAAAATTGGTGAGTTTGGAAAAAAGGCTGCTGCTGCTTTTGCGGTCGCTGCTGCTGCTGCCGTTGCCTATGCTGGCAAATTAGCCGTTGATGGGGTCAGGGCTGCGATAGAGGATGAACAGGCACAGTTAAGGTTAGCCAATGCCCTAAGACAGGCCACAGGTGCTACTGATGCCCAAATAAAGGCAACTGAGGACATGATCCTAAAGACATCTTTAGCGACTGGCGTTGCAGATGATAAATTGCGTCCAGCCATGCAGAGATTGGCGGTAAGCACAAAATCAACTGAGGAAGCCCAAAAGTTATTAACCCTTGCTTTAGATATTAGTGCTGCATCAGGTAAAGATTTAGAAACTGTTGCAAATGCTTTAGGTCGTGCTCAAGATGGAAATGTTACATCTCTTGGTAGATTAGGACTTGGATTAAGCAAGGCTGAATTATCGACATTATCTTTCACCGAAGTTCAAGCCAAATTAGCAGAGTTATATGGTGGCGCAGCAGCTACAAATGCTGAGACTTTTCAAGGAAAGATCGATCGCCTAAAAGTAGGATTTGATGAAGCAAAGGAAAGTTTAGGTTTTGCTTTATTGCCAGCAGTTGAGCAATTTATATCTTTTCTAAACGATACAGGCATTCCAACCCTTAATGCTTTTATTGCAGGATTAACAGGTGATGAAGGATTAAGTGCCAGCCTTGCTGAAACCCAAAGAGGTGCTGAAAGTTTTGGAAAAGCAATTGGAGTAGTTGGTGGAATCATCTCAGGATTTATCACATTCTTAAGAGAAGCAATTGGCTTAGTTGTATCACTAGCAAATGAGTTAATCAGAGTGGTTAATATAATTCCGGGTGTAAATGTAGGATCAATTCCAAACCCTGCTCCATCAGCTGCTAGATCATCATTACCATCAGTTCCAAGAGCAAGCGGTGGTTATACAACAGGTCAAGGCGTTACAAATATAACTGTTAATGCAATCGATGGAGAAGGTGCTGCAAGGGCTGTTGCTAGAGTTGTTAATGATAGTGCTGCCAGATCAAATCCATACTTATCACGCGCAGCCGTTAAGCCATAAGCATGAGCGTCTGGACACCAGATTGGAAATTGACTGTCGGTGGGGTTGATTACACTGACATAGCGATAAGCGATGTTCAACATCAATCTGGTCGTGATGATATTTATTCACAGCCAAATCCATCTTACATTCAAATAAGTTTAGTTGCCTTAAATGGTCAAACATTACCTTTTGACATTAATGACAGTTTAGATTTACAGGTCAAAAACAGCGCAGGAACTTATGTAAGCCTATTTGGTGGCGACATTACAGATGTGACTGTTGCGGTCGGTGCTACTGGATCAATAGCCACAGTCGTTGAATACACATTAATTGCAATGGGATCACTTGCAAAATTAGCCAAAGAAATTTGGGATGGCAACATTCCTCAGGATGAGGATGGCAACCAAATTTATGACATTCTTTCTAGCGTATTACTTGGAACTTGGAATGATGTTCCAGCAGCTTCCCAATGGTCAACTTACAATCCAACTGAAACTTGGGCAAATGCTGTAAATTTAGGATTAGGCGAAATAGATCAGCCCGGTCTTTACACAATGCAACATCAACCGACTACAACTGACACGATTTATAACATTGTTTCAGATATTGCTAGTTCAGCATTTGGTTATATCTATGAGGATAATGCTGGAAACATAGGCTATGCCGATGCTGACCACAGACAGAATTATCTATTGACCAATGGTTATGTTGAATTAGATGCCGGTCATGCTTTAGGTGCTGGACTTTCAACTGTTATGCGTTCATCAGATGTTAGAAATGACATTTACATAAATTATGGCAACAATTATGGATCACAAAAAACAGCTAGTGATGCCGCATCAATTGCCCTATATGGCTACAAAGCCGAAACTATCAATTCTAGGATTCATGGAGCTATCGATGCTCAAGCAATTGCTGATCGTTACATCGCTCAAAGAGCTTATCCATTACCTAAGTTCCAATCAATCACATTTCCAATAACTAACCCTGAAATTGATAACTCAGATCGGGATGCTTTATTGGGTGTCTTTATGGGCTTGCCAATTTATTTAACTAATCTACCTAACCAAATATCAGGTGGAGAATTTGAAGGTTATGTTGAGGGCTGGTCATGGAGCACTAGGTTCAATGAGCTGTTTTTAACAATCAATGTTTCTCCAGTTGCATTTAGCCAAGTGGCGATGCGTTGGAATACCACGCCAATAACAGAGGCTTGGAACACGATAGACCCAACATTAACTTGGGAATACGCTACAATAGTCGCATGAGGATAGGATAAAATGGCAACCACTACCAATTATAGCTGGACAACTCCAGATGACACCGCGCTAGTCAAAGATGGCGCATCAGCGATAAGAACACTTGGTTCATCCGCAGATACAACTGTTAAAGCATTAAATCCCGGAACTACTTCAGGAGATCTTGATTATTATACAAGTTCAACCGCAAAAGCCAGAATTGCTATCGGAACAAACGGCCAAGTTTTAACTTCAAATGGAACTGTTCCAAGTTGGGCTACACCTTCAAGCGGTGGTATGACTTTGATTTCCACAACAACTTTAACAGGTGCATCAATAACTCTTTCATCTATTCCAGCAACCTATAAAGATTTATACATAATTATAAGGAATCTTTTACCAGCATCAGATGGTGCTAGTTTTAGAATGAGATTTAATAGTGATACAAATGCTAATAGACATTCATTAATAGGTTATGACACAGCAGGAGGTGATTATACCTTTAATGCAACAAATGTACAAATTTCTAGTACAAGTGATAATGCAGTCACACAAAGTATTCATTATTTATATATTCCTGATTATACAAATACAACAACTTGGAAAATTGCAAATTTTTATTCATTAGTTACAAATTACTTAACTACTACAAGTTTCACTTATAAGGCTGGATTTGCTGCATATAATCAAACATCTGCAATTTCGTCTTTAGATTTTTTGGCTAGCACTGGCAATTTAACATCAGGATCAGTCCTACTTTACGGAGTTAAATAATGACTAAATTTAAACCACAGGTAAAAATTGTTAATTGCGAAACTGGCGAGGAAATTGTTAGAGATGCCAACGCTGAGGAAATTGCTCAAATGAAAATAGATGCTGATAATGCAGTAGCGCAACAAGCCGAAGTCGAAGCAAAGGAAGCCTCACGCCAAGCAATTCTTGATCGCTTAGGTTTAACTGCTGATGAAGCAAAATTGTTACTTGGCTAATGAAGCCTTGGTTATCTAAAGCTGCTAAAACGCTACGCGACCAAATAAATGAAACATGGTTGGATCGTGATAAGCGCAGCGATGGGTGGATTTCTGATAGTAAACATGCACTTCGAAAATCGGATCATAACCCACGACCAGACACAGCCGAAGTTTGCGCGCTCGATATTGACTCTGGCCTTTCTAACGAGCAAGGGATTAGTCATGCTTTGGCAGATCAGCTCCGACTCACAGCAAAAAAAGATAAGCGTATTTCTTACATAATCCACGCTGGTAAAATATGTTCAGGTAAGTCGCTTTGGCGTTGGGTTAAATATCGGGGCATTAATCCACATCATAAACACATCCATGTAAGTTTTAAGCCAAACCAAACTGGCGAGAAGTTCGACATCCCACTACTGAAAGGCAATTAATGAAACTAACTAAAAAACACAAAGCAGCAATTAAGTCATATTTGAGAGCTGTTGCAGCTAGTGGAATAACAGTTGCTTTAGCAATCGTGGCCGACATTCATCCAGCCTATGCAACATTACTTGGTGCTGTAGTTGCTCCAGTAGCAAAAGCATTAGATCCAAAATCAGGGAGTGAAGCAGATTATGGCCTTAGCGAAAAATGACACCGAACGAATTAGTCGCATTTGGCGTTGGCGTTATAAGTATCGCAACCGCTTTATTGCTGGCTCTACGATGGGTTATTAAAAGTTTCCTAAGCGAACTTAAGCCTAATGGTGGCAGTTAT